CAGGGGATAACTGGTGGAGAGTTCGGGCTTGTCCTGTTGGAGAAGTCTGTAGTGCGGATGACCTATATCGGCTCCCCGCTTTACTTCCAATTCGACACCATCTCTCGTGAGATCGGGTGCTATGAGCCTGGCTCTGTGACCCAGTACGGGAATATGACCTTCTTCCTGTCGGATGACGGGTTCTATATGTGCGATGGCCAGAGGGTCTCACCAATCGGTGCTGAGAAGGTAGATCGGTGGTTCTGGAACGATCTCTCTCCCTCGTATACGAAGTTCAGCGCAGCGATTGATCCGGTCAAGAAGGTAGTGATCTGGTGCTATCAGAACACCAATGCAGGCTATTCGCTCCTGGTTTACAACTGGCAGCTCAACCGCTGGTCTTACGGAGCGACTGCGGCCTCTTACATTTCTTCGGCAGCAACTTCCGCTGTGACCCTTGAGGGTCTTGACCTGTTCTCGGCCTCGATTGATGCGCTGGGCGTGTCTTTGGATGCTCGTCAATGGCTCGGTGGGCGGTTGGTTTTCGCCGGGGTAAGAGATGCCAAGATCGTCACCTTTGAGGGACAGCCTATGTCTGCCTTCATTGAGACTGGTGATCTTTCCTCCATCGCAAGCATCATCACCTTGGCGCGTCCCCAGATTGATAACGGGTCTGCGACTGTGGCGGTTGCCTCTCGTGAGATGCTAGACGACGACATCATCTACTCGACGGCGGTTGCCGCGAGTGATGAGAACCGAGTCTCTCTGAGAAGCTCCGGCAAGTACCATCGCGTGAAGGTTGTTCCTACTGGAAACTGGACAACGATGGCCGGGGTTGATGTGAACATCGTCGGGAGGGGCCGTCGATGATGTTTCGTGTTCTCCCCCCGTTTGGCGCTGATCCTCGAGGTATTTCCGAGGTCGTCAATGGGTTGATGAATGGCAAGTCCAACAATACTGGGACTGTCACTCTCGCCACGGGTGGGGCATTGACCACGACTCTCTACGACGAGCGGATCAGTACAGACACGAAGATCATTCTGCTCCCGTTCTCTGCTGCGGCTTACGCCGACCAACTCCCTTTCGGGGCGTTTCAGGACACAACAGACCAGGCCGCGGCTTCGACAACTGCGGCGTATGCTGTCACCCTAAACACGACTGATTACACAAACGGGATCACGATCTCCAACAGTTCTCGGATTAACTTCAAGAACCCTGGGACATATAACCTCCAGTTTTCGATTCAGCTTGCCAACGACGACACCCAGATTCAAGATGTGGATATTTGGTTCAGGAAGAACGGAACCGATGTTGCGGGGAGCAATAGTAAGTTCTCTGTACCAAACTCTCATGGCGGGACTGACGGGCATCTGATTGCGGCCCTGAATTACTTTATTGAGCTGGCGGCGAATGACTACATGGAGATCATGTGGTCGACCACCTCGACATTGGTGACGATTGAGCAACTCCCGGCCCAGACAACCCCAACCCGTCCGGCGACTCCGAGCGTGATCGTGACGGCTCAATGTGTGTCAATGGCGAGCATTGCAAATGTGTACGTTTCATCGCAGACTCAGGGATCGGCAACTATCAGCCATTACGCTAATTCCACAGCCGATAAGACCTTTGCTTACATTTTGGTGGGATGATGGAAGTCCGATTGATTTCCCCCAACGATCTGCGACAATGGTGGCGATTCGTCAGACCAGGACTGGAGATGATTCTCCACAAGACCCCGGAAGGATGGATTCCCGAGGATGTCTACACAGACTGTTTTAACGGGAAATCTATGCTCTGGGTCGGCCTGGTGGATGCAAGGCCAATCGGGTTCATGGTTCTCCAGCCCCGAAACGACGCACTCCATGTTTGGTGCGCGTACCTTTCCGAAGTCGGGTACTTCGACGCAGGCTGGCAGCATCTTATGAACATTGCTCAACACGGTGATGCGAAACGCCTCACTTTTGAATCTTGGCGACCGGGTTGGACGCGCAAGGCAAAGCAACTCGGTTTTAAGCCCCGCTCGTGGGCGCTGGAGGTCTAAATGGGTGGTTCTACTCGAACTCAAACGACAACGAACGAACTCGATCCCGCAGTCCGTCCGTATGTCCAATATGGTCTGAGCGAAGCCCAACGGCTCTATCAGACCGAAACTCCTCAGTATTACCCTGGGCAGACCTTTGTCGGGCCTTCCGCACAGACTCAGCAGGGATTGACCGCGCTTCAGAATCGGGCGATCTACGGCTCTCCTCTGCTTCCTGGCGCTCAACAGCAAGCTCTCTCCACTATCCAGGGTCAATACTTAGGTGGAAACCCTTTCTTTGAAGGGGCATTTCAGCCTGCCGCACGAGCCGCACAGCAGTCTTTCTTTGACGCAATGCAGAACATCAATTCGCAAGCGTCTAGGGCTGGTCGGTACGGATCGGGTGCGATGGGCCAGCTTCAAGACCGCGCCTCTGGGCAGTTGGCTCAGACTCTCGCCAATACTGCGGGGCAGTTGGCCTTCCAGAACTACGAGGCAGAACGCGCTCGCCAGCAGGCAATGATTGGTGGCGCTCCTGCTTTGGCGGCGGCTGACTACGGTGACATTCAGCAACTGATGGGGGCAGGACAGACCGCAGAGGCTTACCAACAAGCCGCGCTCCAGTCCGATATCAATCGCTTCAACTTCCTCCAGGGTCTGCCGCAGTCTCAACTGAACCAGTACCTCGGGGCGGTTTATGGCGCTCCTAGGGGTGCTGTGCAGACGACTCCTGTCTATACGAACCGCGCTGCTGGCGCTCTTGGTGGCGCTCTGGCTGGTGGTCAGATGTTCGGGCCTGTGGGCGCGATTGGCGGCGGTCTCCTTGGCCTTTTGGGTGGGTGATATGAATGAACTTTTTGCTCAACTTTTTGGACAAAGCCCGAGTTACGCTAATGCTCTTTTCGGAGAGGATGAAGCAGCTCGTCTTCGGCAACAAGCCCAACAACAAGGACTCCTGAATGTTGGTCTATCCTTACTTGCTGGGGCTGGGCCTAGTCCTCAGCGTCGCGGTGTGGGTCAACTTCTGGCGCAGGGTGTAGCTGCAGGCCAGCAGGCTTACCAAGGAGCCTACGACAAGGCTGTCCGTGATCGGATGCTTCAAGAGCAGATTAAGGAGCAGCAACGCGCTCGGCAGGAAACCCAACTCGCCCAACAGATTCTTCCGCAGATTTATCGTCCTAGCGCTGCTATGCCGACCTTCTATGGTCAACAAACGCAGATGCCACTTCGTGATGATGAGGGCAACTTAATGCCTGGTGCTGGCATGACTGTTGGTCAGCCTCAAATTGACATGGCCGCACTTCAGCAGCTTCTTGCTCGTGCGCCCGGTGTGGCGATGAAGGTGATTCCAACGATTGAAAACATACGCAAGTTGAATGCTCCTGAGCGAATCAAGTTGGGCGCAGAGGAAACGCTTACGGAGATCACTCCAGAAGGGCAGACACGAGTTATTGCTACTGGCGGAGGAAAGCCAGAAAAGCCGCCAAGCAAAATTCAAGAGTTCTTGGCCTATTCAAACATGACTCCTCAGCAACAAAGGTCTTTCCTTGAGTTGCAAAGGGCTGGCGCTGGCGGCGCAACTGTTAATGTTGGAGACAAATCTTTTTCTAGCGCATTTGGTCAAGGAGTTGCTGAAGCCGTTCAACAGGGCTATCAGAATGCTATTGCCGCTTCTAGCACTTTGGACTCAATCGCAGCAATCAGGCCGATTCTGCAATCCGGTGAGGTGTTCTCTGGGCCTTTGGCAAACCAGCAGCTGCTGCTTGCGCGTGTTGGAACAACCCTTGGTGTTGCTGGTCAAGACACTCAAGAGAAGGCTAAAAATACAGCCGCAGCTATGCAGCAACTTGCTAATCTTGAATTGAAGCAAGCTGAAGCTATGAGGGGACAAGGCGCAATTACAGAAAATGAACGCGCATTGATCGCCCGTGCCGCTGGTGGTGATCTTGGGAAACTTACGGCTGGCGAAGTTCAGGTTCTGTTGGGTGCGCTTGAAAAGACCGCCAAGGCAAGAATCCAACTCCATGAGCGCAACTTGACCAATCTGAGCCGCAATCCTCAGCTGAAGGAGCTGCTGCCGATGTATCAGCTTCCCTCTAGGAGCGGGTGGTAAGTATGGCAAACATCACAATCACATTTGCGGATGGAACTTCTCATGTTTATGAGAATGTGCCTAGTGATGTAACTAGAGAACGCGCCCTGCAAAGGGCCAGACAGGACTTCCCGGGCCGTGAAGTGTCTGGAGTTTCTGGTGGGCAAACTATCGAGGCGACTCAACAAGCAGCTGCACCGAGACAGTTCGGGCCTACTGAAAAAGCGCCGATGTCAGAGTTTTTGCCAAGAACTGCGATTAGCGAACCATCTCTCGCCGCTCCTCCTGGCGTTGCTTTTGAGGCTGGCGTGCCAACCGATCAGGCTCGTGCTATTCAAATCTTCGCTCAAAGGCGCGGGATTGATCCTAGTCGCTATAGAGTGATTGATGGCGAGATCGCCTTCCGTGGAGATGACGGACAGTTCTATAAAGAAGTGGCTGGCCTAAAGTCATCCGCAGCTTTCTATACGCCTGATGTGCTTGCCGCGATTCCAGAGATCGCTGTTGGTAGTTTGACTGCCCCCATGATGCTCTCGGGGCCTCTTGGCGTGGCAGCTAGTGCTGGGCTTACCGGGCTAACCGCTGGAACTGTTGAAGCTGGCCGTCAAGCTATTTCTGGGCAGGAAATGAACCTTCCACGGGTCG